CTATTAGACCGACTTCGTATTTAATGAGAGGCATACCAGGTCGTTTTTAACTATCAGAACTCCAGATACCCGCATCCCACATAGGTTCCTGAGGAGCTTTGATTATTTCTTCGGTTGCTTTATTAATAAAAGCCGCCCTTCTAGCCCACGTGTCTCCGCCAGAGCAGCCTTTCATCGGATTTAGGCAACGTGGGTCATTAATCTGATTGCAAACTAACCCTGCTAAATCGAGCTCGTTACCTTTAGCGCCCGTGCGCCAGATATGTTGGCCGTTTAACCATGTTGCTCCGCAACGCTCACACTCTTTCCGATCTAACTTAAGGTCAGAAAACTCACGTTCCGCCATAGCAGACTGGCATCGGGATACGTCCTATTTACTCTGACAGCGAAAAGTAACTTCAGGACAATAAATTTAGATTAACTTTCAAATCCAAATAAAAAACCCCTCCCGAAGGAGGGGCTGATTTCTCTGTGTCCCGTCCTTAGTTTATCAGGAAGGGGAAGTAGAGGTGTACACGGAGGACTCGATGATGCCGCCGGGCTGCAGAGCGAGATCTTGACGCTCGGGGGGCTCATCGGGAACGATCCAGCAAACTTCGCAGATTGCCAGAGCTTTGTCCTTACCAGCCAGTTTGCCAGCACCAGCGCGGGGATCATAGATACCCGAACCTTGTGCCAGACCGGAAGCAGCAACGCCGCCCAGGTTGGTGGTGGTAAACAGTTTCCACTGAGTTTCAGCAGACAGAGCAGACAGGCTGCTGCTGTCGATGATGTTGGTGGAACCCACGCTGCCGTTAGCGATACGGCTGTTCGAACCGGTGAGGGAGGTACCGAACTGACCCGACACAACGGTGGTGGTGTTGAAAAGACCTTGGCCCACGGCGGGGATCAGGGTCAGTTGAGGAGTAGCCGAACCGCCGGCAACGCCGGAGCTGACCACATCGCCACCATCCACACGGAGGGAGGTGCGGTACACGTAGGCACCTGCAGGCACCTTGATACCATCGGTGATGTCCGCCCGCACATCCTTTTGGAAGTCGGGAGAAGGAACGATCACGCTGGCATTCAGGAAGGGCTGCTCAGCGCTGTTCTGACCAGAACCGTAAGGCTTGGTGTAGTAAGACAGCTGGTTAGTGGTGCCGAGAGCCTGATAGCTCAGGTCAACATAACCAACAGCCTGCTGGGCAATCCAACCGGGACGGAACACCACACCGACAGGACCGCCGACAGGCTGAGCGGTCAGATTGGTGGAAACACCGTTCGCGTTGTCATACTGAACGGTTTTCTCTTCGTGCCAATAACGAAGAACGTTGGTGTAGTTACCAGGATAAATCTTGGCAACGTGCAGCTGATTAGAGTTAATAGCCATTTTTAGTTACCTCCTCAAGCGTCGAAAGAGTAGGCAACGGTGACGAAATCAGCGTTCAGGAGTTCGAAACCTGCGTACAGGCTCCAAATCATCATGATGAAACGGCTGAAGTCATCATTGTTGTTGAGCAGCACCTGGGCGTTGTTACCGCCGATGCCCACGCCAACAGACTGAGGACCGAAGAACATACCAATTGCTGCGTTGTAGTCAGCAGTGGTAGAAGCAATGGTCGCATTCTGCGTTTGAGTAGGCATGTTGGTGCTTTCGAAGAAGCGCACGCCTTCAAACACGAAGCCGGTGGGCATGATCGGTTCGCCGGCCACGAAGGTGGCTTGACCGAAGCCCTGACCCATGTAGAGAGCAGCGTTGGGCTGCATCCCGGACATGAGGGGGTTGATCTGACCGTTGCCAGGATAACGAGCAACTTCGCGGAAGTCGCTGTTCTGACGAAGGTGCATCAGGAAGGTAGGATCGCAAACGCAGCGATAGAAACCATCCTGGTAGGTAGGAGTGTTCCGCTTGCGCAGGCTCTTCACCACGCGCAGCAGGTCATCCTTAACGTCGAACTTAGCTTGCTCGGCGTTGGTATAGGTCAGAGCACCGGTAGCGAGATCGCCAGGGAAGTAGTAACCGCCTTGGGTATCGCTGGACTGACCTTTGGAAACAGCCTTCAGGAGTTCATTGATGAACACCCGGTCACGCCAACGACGATAGTCGTCAAGCAGAGTCAGGCTGCCGATCGATTGGTGGAAAGTGGTGAGGTTACCAGTGTCCAGCAGCAAACGCTGGGCAGTGATAAGGGTCTCACGTGCGATTTTGAAGGTGCTGGGCTGAGTGGGATCACTCGGGTCAGCAGGGCCGGTGTACTCGCGAAGCGTCACGAGCACCTTATCCTTCACGATATTGCGGCTGTTAGCAGTACCGATGGTCTGCTCAGCAGTACGTTCGCGAGATTCTTTGGAGCCGGGGTTACCGAAGAAACGGTAACGATCAAGCTGCACAGTCTGGCCGGGTTGCTTCGAGAAGTCGTGAACAACCACAGGCTCCGCAGCCATCTCAACGATGTATGCGGGGTGAGGACGGTACAGTTCAGCACCAAGAATCTTCGGAAAATCATTATCGATAAACATCGATAAGACTCAGAAGAAACTACAAATAAATCTTAACTCCTCGTGAATACTATTAAACAGTCTTTGTCGCATTCATAGCGGTTAAGCACCAGGGCTAAACGTACGGATGATGTTACGGATACCCTCGCCACCGACACCATAGATCGAACCATAGTTACTTACGTAGCGAGAAGAGTGTCCCCTATACATATTCCTGATTACTGTGCTCATCTGTCCGGGTAGATCGGATCGCACTGCCTCGACATAAGACTCGCAATAGCTTGGGTAGTGATAAACCCACGCTGCCCGCGAACCAGAGGTGTCGTTAGTGGGGTTTGTTAATGCAGGGAAGCGAACCCGAGGATAAATACCAGGACCCCCTGTGCTTCCTTGACCTCCTGTATTAGCTTCAGGTGTTTTAAAAGGATCATATGATTGGTTATCAGGGACATTAGGCCCAAACCAGGTATAGGAGCCTTTATCTCGCAGACCAGGCTGAGGGCCAATAGCCGTCTGCACCGTGGCATTTGCAACCGAGAGTAAACCCTGCCGCCTGTAGCCGTCGTAAACAGTTAGGAGACCCGATGCCCGTGGAGCCTTATCGTCATAATCAGTCCAGTAACCAGAAATACTCCTAGTTACAGCACGCCAATCTGTAGAAAAATACCAGGGACGTGTTTCTAAAGGCGTTACAACCCTGAAGGCACCACCCATCAAGGTAGAAGTAGTCCCGAAGTAGTAGAGGTTATCAGGGGCTGAGAAAGGTACAGTAAAAACAACTTGAGAGTTAGCTGAACCTGCCGTACCGCTAACAACGACACCACTCGAGTAAACAGTTCCGCTAGTTAGAACAGTTATTAGTCCGCTGGGGTAGACCACAGAGCAACCGCTTGGAAGCTCTCCACTAGGCCCAACAGGATAAGTAATTAAACATCCAGTATTCGGTGTCCCGCTGTAACAACCGGAAGGTAGGTTGTCGTAACCAGAATTAGTACATCCACTTAAAATTCCACTGGCAACCCAGTAACTTGAATCAGTAATAGTGTGATAGCCATCAGGGGAAGTAGAGAATAAAACCCCGTTACCGACGTTACTAGCAGCAGACTGATCGAATATATAGATCGCTCCTCGACGAATCTCTAGGGAGGGTTTTGTTATGCCGTCGATTATGTATTCATCTTGAATGCCGCTCGCTAACAAGCCGCTTACATAAACTACAGAACACCCACTAGGTAGCTCGCCACTAACACCCACAGGGTAAGTAATACTACAAGCAGCGTCAGCAGTGCCGCTATAACAACCTGAAGGAAGATTGTCATACCCTGAGTTTGTGCATCCACTCAGGATACCGCTCGCGGTCCAGACTTCATAGTAATAGCTGTTTACTGTTACATAGTGCGTCTCAACAATCTGTTCCGGCTCTACGGCATAATTTGGCGGACCGAGTGCAATAACACCAAAATCTGCTCCGTAATCCTCGACGCCATACCAGGTTTGCTGAGTTCCCGAGGGGTATACATAGCCACTAGAGACAGTTGTATAGGTATCAGTTAAATTCAGGTCATCAGCTGTCTGCTGTGGACCAGATTGAATTGAGTGGTAGAGATTTTTGTCGTACTTCCAATTGGTCTCGGAGAAATATGTCATTACTTAAGGAGTTGCTCTTAAATTATTTTAAACGGCCCGTTTAGAATCAAATAAAATATTAAAGGCAGATGTCTTCTGGGTATCGGTTTATTTCCTTGTTCCTGGAAAACCCAGAAACAACTGCTGCCGCCATCTCAGGTTCCGTAACGGAATCTCTTGCGCACCCGAGGAAGCTGAAATTAGTGCTTCCTTACCTGATGAAAGCACTTATCGTCGGTTTCCTGTTAGCTAAGTTTGTGAACCCCGCTATAGCGGAAAAGCTAAAGCTAAGTCAAAAAGAAACACTCGCTATTTCCTTTATAACGGGATTTGCTGGACTAAAAATAATCAACATAGGCGAAAAAGCAATCGACAAGGAGCTTGAACGCCGGATCTATATAGCTAAGAACGCGCTTCAGTCAATTACCACGGATTCCTCGAAAACCGGCGACGATTCCTGAACCTCTGAAGTCACTTCAGTAGTTTTGGTAGAGGGTTGCTTCTGAGCACGCTTATTTGTTTTCTCCTCTTTACCTCTGTAAAAGCCAACAGATCGCATGAGTTTTAAACGGTTAACTACAGCTTACCAATAAAAAACCCCCTATTTCTAGGGGGTTTCTTTTTATAGGCGAAAGATCAGGCGCCTTCCATAAAGAGCAGTTTGCTACGCAGAGCATCAGGACCCATGCCCTGAAGATAACGCCAAGCGTTTTCCGGAGAGCGGTTCATCACTTCCGAGAAAGCTTCCCACTGATTTTGGGGATTAACACCTTGGACGCTGCCGCCTGCGTTTGCAGGGGGAGCAGGCATGTCATAGGAGGGCTGATAAGCCTGGGGCTGACCCTGGGCAACGGGCTCATCAATGTCCACGGGGACCACTTCGGTGAAGAAGCGATCAGTGTACTCAGCAAGCTGGTCGGGGTTAGTCAGGATAGTTTCCATAGCACCCGAACGGGAAGCTAAGGCATCCATACGCTGAGCTTGATCGATCAACAGATCTTCGAGAGCACAGGCATACTGATTGAGAATGCCAGGGGCTTCGATACCGAAGTGCTCAACTACCTCGGCGCTTACGTTGCTTAGGGCTTGATTGCTGCTGGCCGTAGAAGCCGGCGAGGAAGTTTGGGTCTGTGAGGCGTTGGTATACGAGGTCGGCGCTACCTGCTGTTCCTGGTAAGCCCATGGCTGGGCCTGTAAAGTCGGATTGGGCTGTTGAATAGCCTGAGGTTGAGTCGCCAGGTAAGGCGACTGTTGAACCTGGCTGGGGGACGGTTGCTGTAAGTTCGTTTGCGCCAGCACCCGCTCCAAGGTCCCCATAGCCGCCTCCCAGGGATTGCTGGGGGAGGATTGAGACGTTGACGGGTTGAACTGGGGATTGATAGAAGGGGCCGAAGCCGGTTGTACCTGCGACGGCGGTTGGGCTGTAGGTACCGAAGCTACCGCCGGGGTAGCTGTTTGCGCCACCCATTGCGGGTAGGCGGTTGAGCCCTGGTCCGAGGATACCGCCGGGGCTACCGCCGGGGAGACCGGGCTCGGGATCGAAGCTTGGATCTGCTGGCTCATAGCTACCCGAGTAAGTTAGTTCTTCCGCGAGGTGGTCGAATGTCCTGTAAAGGAGCGGAGTGATATTCAGTCTAGGGTCAGCCGCAAGTGGCTGATTAGGCGCAAGTGGATGCGGCGACTGCAACATCTGCTGTAATAATATCAGAAATTGTTGCATCGCTGCTTGAGTTTGTTGCACCATACGGAAAGGAAAACCTTTCAGCATTTCTGCACGCTCAGAGTCAGTCTTTTCAGGAAAAAGAAACTTCAGAGCCTCGATACTATCGACGCCCAGTTCCTGTAAGTTCCGGACAACGATAGATTTTTGGTTTACATCGTACGCGGTGTCCTCATAAACATCGCCCTGGAATCTGTAGGCAACTTCCCGATCACCATCCTCAGGCAAACCAATAACGCCACGGGGGACTGCGTTGTTCTGGATTGCTGTCTGAATCTGAACGTCGACTTTTTGATTGAACTTGGCTAGAGCTACTTGGTACTTTTCAAGAGCCTCAACGCTTACTTCGGTAGGTTCTTTAGGCGGCTTTAAACCAGAGGTAGCGATGAAGGACTCCCGGAAGATAGTTTCCTGGTGATAAATCATCATCTCCAGGAGACGACAGAAACCATAGGTAAGGAAACTTTTGTTCTTACGAAGAGCCGTGGCCTGAGCCCGACCCATCAGACCTTTAATTTCTGTTGCAGTAGCGCCCGCAGAGATAGAGATCTCGTCAACTCCGCCTAAAGCGGTACGAATTTCCTCTCGAAGCAGGAGAACGTACCGGTTCATATCCCCGTTAACGGGGTCCGGAGTCATATAACCGACACGATCCGAAGGCTCGACGTTTGCGATAATCCTCGGTACGCGTAGGCCACCGCCCATCGCAGCTCCGAATGGCTCGCTAACACGGGTCGAAGGAGTGTCAACGCCAGCAAAACCGCTTTGACTACTAATAGTCGGACGGAAGCTCGAGCCGGCATCGGAAGCCTCCACCAGATCACTCCGGGGACGCGAGCTGATCAGCGTGGGGTTACCAAAGAATTCGATATTTTTTGAAATATTTCGAGTCAGCTGATCGTGTAAAACGATCTGCTCCATAAAGGGATCGAATTCACCCTCTCCTTCCGTACCACTTGCGTTGGGTTTATTAAGAACCTCAACAGCAGGAACAAAACCAAGTGTATTTGGCCTCTTTTTGGCAGGAGTTAAAACAGCACCAGGCTCTAGATCGAAGCTGAGCTCAGTATCTGTTTCTACTTCGCTGATTTCTTCGGCAGTAATAGCCAGTCGGACATAACGCTTATTCTGTCCGTAGCTGTTGCTGGGTAAACCTAAATTAGAGTTCTTAACTTTGTAGCTATAGAGAATGATGACTTCTTCAACGTTTCCGTTGATGTCGTGATAGACCCGATACTGATCTTTGTTAAAGAAGTAAATTTGGTACTTAAGCTTTGGATCCGGGCGGAAGTAGAACAGACCGCAACCGTCAATTAAAAAGTTACGAATAATCGCTGGAAAGCGAATATCTAACTTATTAAGAGCGATAACGTCATCAAGAAAACGTCCACGGCTCTTGAACGTGTCCTGATCACAATAAAAAGTCAGACCCTTCTTAATCATCAGAAGGGTCATCTGCTGAAGATGGCTGAGTACAACCATCGTGGCAGCAGAGTGCCCACGGTCTTGAGTCCGCGCCGCTTCTAAGATCTCAGCAAAACGGGTTCTGGTTTCAGAATTAGCGACGCTCATTTACTCAAAAAACTAGGGAACTCAACGGTCTTTCTTCGAAAAAGCCTTGGCTTTTTGAGCTTTCTCCTTAGCACGCTTGTAGACGGCTTTCTTGGCTTCTTCGCCACTAGGAGCACTTTCCTTTTCTCGAGCTTGCTTGAATCTTTCAAGCACCTCGGCTGGCATCTTACTAGCCATCAGGTAAAAGATAACTACGTACTCTTTCCAGTTTAACCGCTCCTTCCGGCAAATCTTCGATGGGATAAGAAGTAATTAGGTGATCCTGACGGCCAAGCATATCAGTAGAGCCCTCTTCTGGAACGAACTCATCACAGAGTTTTTGTACTTCTGGCTTATCCCAAATGTAGTACTCAGCGATAGAGCTTAATTTGAGTCGACGCTTATCACTGTCTCCCATCCAGCTCAAATGCCACCCGGCATCACGGTTACCAAAGTAATAATTATCTTGACTAGCGCGGATAGAGGACAGTGTGCCTAGATCTTTCAGTTGTTTAACAGTGCATACCACGCCGCAACGCCAGTCAAACAGCTCTCCCTCTGGAGATACGAGCTGCCGATCAGCACGCCCATAGTGCATAGACATGCTTAGACGAACGATTTTATCCTTATGTTCATCTACTGCTTTTAAGATATCTGGGATTTTCGCGGGGTTTACGATTTCATCGCAATCAGAGCAAATGAAATAAGTGTCATCCGGGAGCATATGCAGGCCCACGCCGAGTGCATCCCGCTGACCTCGCTCCCGAATCCAAGGGTCTGGTGCTTCTTCAAAGGAAGGAAGCTCGACGTGTAGAACCTGTACTTTCTCCTCGTTGATACCGAGTTCGCGCAGGGTCTCCACGGCGGAGAATTCCTTGTCTACACCTCTATGCGTCTTGTTAGCGTCTGTAATAAGAAAACCATCTACATGATCATAGAGGGTTTTGATGCGCAGCTCTAAGAGCTCCTTTTCGTTAAAGTACGGAAAGCAATCGATCAGCACAAAAAAGCCCAGCCGCTTGATAGCAGCATACTACCGCTTATATCAAAAGGAGAAACGCTTTCGCGAATCCTCGACTTCTTTCTTGGCTCGATTAAGCAGCTCCTCACGAACCAAGGCGACACGGGTGTCTAAATCCGTGTCGAACTGATCGAGAGTGGTTAACGGATTCTGTGGGCGAGCGGGCTGTGGAGACCCATAAGGCTGAGAAGAACTGGTATTTGCTACATAACCAGCCTCTTGCTCGGCAGGAGCAGTAACCCGAGCCATGGCGTTAGACGCCTGCATCTGCGCTTGATAAGCGTCAGAGAATAGTTGCGCGTTTTGTAAGTAGGGGTTCATCAATACAGAGCCCAAACACCTTGAACAGTGCCGCTAATAAAGGCGGTACAAGCAATAGGAATAAGTGTATTGCCGCTGAAGTATTCAGTGGTCGCGTATTGGCCCGGAGCATCGGCTAGCTGAACACTCAGAGTGCCCTTAGTCCCCGTGGCGTTATCTTCAATATAGACTGCACGACACTGAGCAAAATTCTTCTGGCCATCTGCAGGTCGCCACCGGAAGCCGCTTCCAAAAGGAAGAGTTCCAGTCTGCGAATAGATCGACCCGAAAGCGCGGATATCCATTTAAAGGTGTATTTTTCGTAAGTCTAACCCTAACGCTCTGAAATTTCGATCAGTTTTTTGATATACCACTCACACTTCTTAAGATCCTCTAGGCCATTTTTATGTTCTGTACGCCAGAGGTATTTCAGACAAGCACCTCGGCAATACGCTTTTAGACCCTCAACGCCTAAAGCCGCTTCCATAGCATCTATACACTCAATACTACCCTGAGTGTAGTGGGAAGGACTATTAACATTATCAGGACGATGTGAATCAGGCATGGTCTTAAGGAGAGTTAAAGTTAAACCAGGTTAAACATACTATCAGTCGTTATTAGCTGCTTCTCTTCTTTAGAAAGAGCCTCACTATATTTAGTGTCTTGGTGTTTGACTAAACCCCAACTATGGGGAACCACGTGGCCTTCTTTCACCTCCAAAGGCACTACACGGCGGTGTTCTCGGTCTCCGTTTAAATTCTCAAAGGCTAACCCCATCGAAGAACGGTCCGCTATAGGCCAGTTACGGTGTCCGGTTAGGGCATAGGACTTCACAGGATCAAAGCTGTCCGAATCTATATACTCTTGCAAATCACTCCTATCGAGAATCATCAGACCAGCGTAAGGATTTCCCAAGGAAGCGAAACCTATTAAAGAGTCAGAGCCCAGATAATTAAAAGATTCGACTTTATAAGGTCGAGAGCCCCAAACAGAAGGAGTTAGTCCGTTTAAACGCCATACTCTGTAGTTATCAAAAGGCACTTTCTTCTCATTAAGGACTTCGTAACGGCAAAAACCGGGCTCAAGACCCAAAGTTTTCAGTATTGGTTTATAAGTTACCCAATATCGATAGTTATCCTTGGTAAACAGCATGTCATCCTCAGCATAAATATACGTATCGTATGCAGAGGAACCAGAAAGCTCCTTAAGGAAGGGTTTATGCGCCCATGTTAGCGAGTATCCTGTGTACTCAGCAGGAGCTACAACATAATTTATGTTTAACGTCTCAAAATTAGGGTTTAAGGTCTCCTCGAGAATGCTGAGATCTTCCTTACTCTCAAAATCAATGAAAATATAAACATCCTTCGATCCAGGAAGCGAATCGTAGCTCATCAAGCTGTTTAGAAGCGTATTTATACGCTTGAGAGGCTTGTGAGCAGTAAGAATAATCAAAAACGAAGGAGAATCTAGTACTCCACTGAGAAGTTGCCCCTTTTTTGCAGAAATGTCATTAACCATGTGTAAGCATCCAAAAGATCGTCGTGGGAAGTGGCTCCAATGTTGATTAACTGGTCAACAAGAGCATCAAATTTGCGATACCGGTTAAAAATAACCTTTTTATTTTCAAGGAGACCGAGAGTACCCCGGAATCTTGCGATTTTGTCGCCTCGAAATCCTTTGACTTCATGAATATGCAGGTTACTGAGCCCACGTTCGTTTAAAAGTACCCTGCGTAAGTCAGCCGCAAGGGAAGCTTGGTATGCAACGGACTCAACAACGAGCGTAACCGTGGAGTAAGTGGGAAAATATTCGTCATTTTGCAGTCGTAGGATACCCCACTCCACTAACATATCGCACAGAAGGTCAATTTTCTCTAGATTTCCGATAGAACGCACCTGATGTGCGTCAATAATATAGTATTTATCTTGTAAACGGCCTCCCATAACAAAAGCTGTGTAGTCGGAGGTTTCGTTTTTACTCGCGGAAAGGTCAATGCCCACCGCCAGTGAATCGAATTCCGTGACAACTTCGCCTTTTATGATCAGATCTGGCGACAAAACCAGGTCTGAGGTCATTACAGGCTGTTGTTGATACTGGAAAGCAAACGCAACAGGGTCTAATTCTTTCTGGCCGAGGAGGTAGTCCACGCTCCACTGCTCTGGCCAGTAACTTTCCGGCTCACCGTCGCGATTGTATGTAAGCGCTTCTTGCTGAACCTGCTTCCACCCCTTCTGTGGAACGAACATGGTCTTATGAATATCTAGGGGATGGAACCGAGTTCCTAGGCAAATGGCGCGGCCACCCTCAAAGATAATCGGAGCGATAACGGAGGACCAGTTACCGTTCATCTCCTCCCTAATCGAAGGGTTTTTAATGTCGGTAGAGCTTTTAATAGGGTCATCTACGATAACTAGATGAGCACGTTTAGAAGTAATCGAACCTCTAAGTCCTGCAGCCCTTAGAGTAAATTCTTCGTCACCTAATCGGCTAATACCTGCGTAGTCAAAGTCGATACTCCAGCCAATATCGGATTGCATACCTGCCCGAAGCTGAACTTTCGGAAAGACTTTTTTAAATGTGCTTGAGTCGATAATCTGCTTGATAATCCGACTCTTAGGGATTGCCGTAGCGATGTTGTAAGAACAGTAAATAATCTGCAGAGGAAGCCCTTTCGTCGTATGTCTGCCAATAATCCACGCGGTAAAAAGGTTTAGCACTGTGCTCTTAGCGCTACCCCGAGGAGCGAGAATATCTAGGTTTGGCCCTGCAATATCTATTAGGTACCTGTTGCTTTCTCCTGTAATTAAGTGTTTGTGCCACTCGAGCATATGTCGGGCAGGCGCCTTATCCAGAAGAGTACAGAACGTTAAAAAGTCATCCTGCGCTCTAGTGAACACATTATCGATTATCGCTGAGTCTTCTTCTAAAGCTCGTACGGCTTTTAACTTAAGAGCACGTCTATAGGCAAAACTTTCGCGGCTTGGCATAACTTCTAAGACTGCCTCTATACTGGTAGCGAAATTCTACAGGTTTATGGCAAAAGTTCTTTGGTATGGAGATATTCTGTCGAACACAGGATTCGCAAGAGTCACACATAGTGTTCTAGAACATCTCAGTAAACACCATGAAATCGTTGCGTACGGTATTAACTACTGGGGTGACCCTCACAACCTGCCTTTTAAGGTCTACCCAGCGGGAGCGCAAAACCCACAAGATCGCTTCGGGATCGGGCGTTTACCTCAAATTGTCGAGCAAGAAAAACCAGATATCTTTATCTGTTTAAACGACATCTGGATCGTCAATCAGGTTTGGGAGCGTATCCACTTCCTCCAACCCCAACTCAAATTTAAATTTATCCCCTACTTCCCCATCGACTCTGAATGGTATTCGGATGGGATGCTCCGCTTTATTAAAGACTGGGATTTTGCGATTACTTTCACGATTGAACAGGCAGAACGGATAACCCGTCAGGGTGTCAAGCCAAAGCTGATGGGCGTTATTCCCCACGGTATCGATGCGGGTAAGTTCTACCAGATCGATAAGGCTGAGGCTCGGAAGGCTCTGGGCTTACCCGAAGATAAGTTCATTGTGCTGAACGGAAACCGGAATCAGCCTCGCAAAAACATCGATCTCACGATTAAGGCTTTTGCAGAGTTTGCAAAGGACAAACCCGACACCATGCTCTATCTACATATGAGCGAGAAGGATATGGGTTGGGATGTGAAAGACCTCTTCGAGACTGAAATGAAGAGAAGGGGCGCGGAGTCACAGATGCGTTTAATCATGACTTCCAGCAATATTGATTACATCAACGCTCCTCCGGACAGTTTACTTAATCAGGTATATAACGCCTGTGACGTTGGTTTGAACACAGCTAACGGGGAAGGTTGGGGTCTCGTTCCTTTTGAACACGCTTCCTGCAAAAAACCTCAGGTCTTACCAAACCACACGTCCTGTAGGGACATTTGGAAGGACAAAGCTCTGATGATCGACATCGCAGCTTGGATCGTGGATCGCGATCTGTCCGTGGAGCGAGGCATCGTTGATGTGAACCACGCTGCTGAGCTTCTCACACAGCTCTACGAAGACAAAACTTTCTACAACAAAGTGGCAGAAGACTGTTTTGCTGTAACGCAGGATCCCACCTATCGCTGGGACCGTATCGCGGAAGGTTTCAATAGCGCAATCAAGGAGCTCTTGAAGTGACAAATCAATTCCATCGATACAGCAATCTGCGTCGACGGGTATTACACCCAGTTTCCGTAATCCCGTCAACTGGTTTTCCCTCTGTATACCGTCAGGCACAGGATCTCGGTGGTTCCTTCACACGGATTCTGAACGGACTCCCAGAGGGGTCAGTTGCTAACTTCAGCCCAAGTCTGATTAAAGATAAGGACGCGTACTTATTGGCTTGGCGATCTCAGCCAGAGCCATTCTGCTTCCGAGCAGATATGAAGTACTTCTATTACAAAAATACACCAACAGATGTCTACATCGGCCAACTGATTGGTGACGATTCGATTTTTGGGGCGAGGAAAATCCGTTCCACACCTCACAGGCTTAGCTACGAAGATCCGCGACTATTCGTAGCCCCTGATGGCACTTTACAGTGTCAGTTCGTCACCAGTTCTTATGCAACTACATGGGACGCATCCAAGCATACTATGGTGCGTGCTCCTAAAGTCTGCGTGGGTGATGTAAACGAGTTTGGAGAAGTAACAAACTGTCTATACCCGGCCATCGGTGAGAACCTAACTCCAGATAAGCCCGAGAAAAACTGGTGTTTCTTTAGTGATAACGAGCAGCTGCGTCTTCTTTACTCAACAATTCCTCTTGTGCTTAAGAGTCCAGGAGAACCGGATCGAGTAATCGATTCAAGCTGCCTGACAAAAGTTACTGGTCCTCACGCAACCTTTAACTCCACGGCTCCCATCAAAATCGATGATGAGTGGCTTGTCTTCTTCCATTGGAAGTACATGGCTATGGAGACCGCTGTAAGCCGACCACATCTTTGTTATCACCTGGGCGCATACTGCTTAGATGAGAAACTTACGCGCATCACACGTATGGTAAAAGAGCCCCTTTTCTCAGGCTCAACTAACGATGACCTAATTACGTGGACTGACGCCGTGGGCAACGCGATCTCCAATCAACCAGCGTGCATCCTTCCCTTTGGATGTGTCGTAGATGACGATGAGCTTGTAATGTCCTTAGGAATCAATGACTCGTTTATGGGTATATTCAGGACACAGTTGTTTGAGATAACCACCTTGATGGATAAGCCTTAAGTAGGTTTTACCAGAATCAATACAAAGGCCCTAGCATCGATCTAGGGCTTTTTTATTGGAATGACTTTTGAAGATAGACAGGATTATTTAAATAAAGTAAGAGAGATGGCTGACGAGGATCAAAGCGACACGATTACAGAAGAGGAGAAACAGCTCCTTAAGGACGCATTAAAAAATTTAGGTATGTTTATCGAAGAAAACACAGCTCTGGACTACTACGTAGACACGGATGAGTAACCAGAGTCAGCTCTTCTCCTCTCGCTCGATTGTCGACCAGATAACAATAGAGGAATCCTCGAGTAGAGATAAAACAGTAGGGGCGTCCTCAAAAGTGTTAAATAGTTCTCGAAGGCATCGATCAGCTCCTGCTAATAGGAGGCCACGGCGATCAACACCGTCAGTAAGCTGACGAACTGCCTGAATGTGGCTGCGGAGTTCCTTCTGTAAAACGGAAATCTTTGTAGCAGCCGTGGCGTGATCTAACATGCCCGTCAAAGTCATTTGACGAACGTTATCGATATCAGTTTTTAAAGAATCAATCTCAATAAGAAGAATCTTACGTAAGTCTTCTTTTGGATACTTCTCTTGAATCCAAGCAGTCAGGTCAGAAATCGATCCTTGATAGCCAGGATTTAAAAACCGAGCATATAAAAAAGCTTCAATATCACTAACGCTATTACGGGCGTAATAGATAAAGGCATCCTTCTGGGCCTTATCGAGAGCGGCGAGCCACGATGCGACCGTCGTGGAATCACCGATTTGAGCTTTAATCATGCAAAGTATCGTGTAGCTGCCAAAGTAGCAGAGCGTCCATCGCGGCGGAGAGCTAAATCAGCCTCTGTGCGTGCTTTAGTGCGATAGGCATCTGCAAAGGCAGACGCTTGAGTTAGCTTCAGGTTATTAGAAAGTTGCTGAGCCCCAAGAGCTAAAGCACCTTCGGTTTTGGCTCTCATGCTAAAAGCATCGGCCAAGGTGTTAGCAGCTTTTTCGGCCACGCCAATACGAGTCGCACCCTGAAGCGCTTTCAGATCGGTATTCGTCATACCGAGATCAAGCGCTAATTGGTTCTCACCTTTTAGCTTTTCTTGACCCGCGAAATTCAGGAATTGAGGTCCGAGAAGCTCGGTCGCCAGCTTTGCTTGACCTAACTGCTTGTAAAGATCGGTACCTGCCTGAATCTGCCCAAGAATTTCTTGAGCTTGAACGTTGGTAGCTGTTTTAGAACGATTTAAAACCTCTCCTAACGAGGAGAGCTGAGAAGAGGTGAGTAAATTGCCGTAGTTCCCTAAAGCGCCTCCAAGAGAACCATAGAGCGTGGCAAGCCCCATAGCATACGCTGTATTAGGCTGCTGTTGTTGGCTACTGCTACTAGCCGCTCCAGTCAGAGCATCGAGACCACCTCCGATAAGACCCCCAACAGGTCCCCCGACGCCACCAAAGGCGGATCCGATTGCAGTCCCGATTCCAGCGAAAGCCATAGTTAAACGACGGTAATCTTACCGAAAGCGTTGGAAGCAGCTGCTGAGTAAGGTGCCATTGCTGACAGCACACCAGCATTAGGCTGATTAGACAAGTAAGCGAGCTGAGCCAAGGAGGTTGCTACAGCGGTCTCCTGGTTAATCTGAGCAGTGGTAATGTTTTGCCACGCTGCGATCTTCTGCTTCTCGATCTCTCGACGACTAACCTCCTGTTGTTTTTGGAGAGCGTTTTTAGTGAACGCGTCAACGCGAGTGATAGCTGCCTGAGTCTCCAGATCGATCTTTTCCTTTAAGTAAGGAATAGAAGAGATACGTTCTTGAAGACGAACCAGATCTTCTAGAGCTGCTTGCTGAGCATCCGATTGTGCTCCTGCATCCGCACTGCCACCCGGTGTGTTCGTGGGCTGGGGGTCAAAAGCGCCCGGAGGCGGCTCAGGAGGTAAAGAAGAAGCCCAGTTAGGTTGAGGAGAACCCCCAGCACTTTGATTTTGAGATGCACGAAATGCATCCAAAGCTTTTACAAGCTCTTCTTCCGTGCTTAGAGCAAACGGACTCTTAACCGCAGGCACTCCAGGGACGGCGCTTAAAGCTCCGCCAAAAGGATCGCCTTGCCGATCAAAGGAAAAGAGAGGAGAAGGAGTGTAGGTCATGATTAGTAAGTTTTTATAGCTTCAGCAAGAACATTCTCATAGCTAGGAGTATAAGCGATATTCTGAGCGATACTCCCTAAACCTTGAGCAGCTGCAGTTCCATAAGTACCCATAGCACGAGCAATCTCAGGGCGAGTTGCTTCTTCTACTGCAAGACGTGCTCTTTGAAGCTCACGCTGGCCCGCTTGGGCAGCGGATTCACGTAACTCATTCTCACGATTACGGATAATTGAGTCAGCATCTAAGTAGTCGTAATTGCCGCCGGCAGCATTCAAGAGGGAACGGCGATAGTTTTCCTCGCTGACATAGCGACGAATCTCCTTTTCGTCTTGTAGGGTAATCATGAATTTTGAGCTCGAACTCCCCTGAGGCTCCGAAGGAGTAACACCGCCAGGAGCGAGAAGAGACCCAAGTAAATTAGTACCTCCTTCAGCCAGTAAATTCATCAACAAAGCGCGGCCAAACTGACCTGCGGCAGGAGCAGCAGCGGCGGCAACAGGAGCAGCAAGAGCAGGTAAGGCCACGTCAGCGTAATCCGAAGGAACTTGGACAAGATTTGTACGAGGTCCCGTAATCGAGCTAGTAGCTGCGTTCGGGTTTGGGATATACCTATATAAGGACATTAGGAACCTCCGGGATTGTCATAACGTGTGCCGCTAGGAGGCTTCTTAATTGATTTTAGGGTATCGTCACCCTGATTATCAATAATTAAACCCCCTTTTTGCTCAGCCGAAGGCATAGCAGCTGTTTGCGGAAAATTAGATGCAAGATACATCTGCAGGAATCCCTGAGCGTTTAACTCAGGGGAGAGCCTGCGGACATCTCGTTCTCGAAGCTGATTTTCGCGCGGGGTCATATCAACCTAAGTTTTGATAGGCCACGGAGGGGGGAATGTGGCTAGAGCAAGGCGCATTAAGCACCGAATAGTTACCTCCCAAATTGGGAGTGTCGTACTCGAGAGGCCGTTGAGATGAAAGCTGATCAGCTTGCATTTCACCTTGTTCTTCTTGTTGCTGTAAAAGCATGAGGATGTACTCAGCCATCTCCGGATCCTGCTCAAGGATCATGAGCAGTTCCTGGAGGTACATATCCTCTTCAGGATCAACGGGCTCAGTCTGTAAACGAGACGCTAACCGAGCCTTTTCCATAGGCTGAGTTACATCAGGCATTACGTTCAAAGAACGGGTAGCCCCTGTGTAAATACCATCGGCTTCCTGCCCCGGCATAGGAGGAAGGGCAGTGCCAAACCGGCGAAGAACTGCAGCAGTTGCAGGAGTAGCAGCAGCCATCTCGGCAGGGGTTTCCGGAACAGGAAGCCCTAAAACTCGAGCGGCTAGCTCATAGTCAGCCTTACTAAACACCGGAGCACACCGTTACTGTTGATTCCATTGTACTGTTAATGCCAAGTAAATCGCCGGGGTCACAAGATAAAGTCAGACACAACTTTTCAAGGACATCAGGAGAAGGTATATACGATGTATCTGAATATATCTTTCTAGTTGTTGTAGGCGATAAGGAAGCGAGCTTGCTCAAAGCAAACGAGGAAATACGTTTGTCATCCAGCAGTTGCTTGAGGTTATTAAAAAGCCTGCCCTCTGCGGTGTATGAAGAGTAAAAAGGCATAGCAAACTTCCGTATTAGCGCAATAATAAAACTTTTAGAAAAAACCGTCAGCCTAAAAACCCAAGTGCTTGCGACGAACGAACTCAAGGTCGTAAGTAGTGAAGTCAATAGGAAACTCAGGGTTATCAAAGGGTGTTTTATAAGTCTCTCCCTCGATATGAGCCTGCCACGCTGGGCTCCATTTGTGATGTAAGTAGCGCTTATTTAACTCGTGCGCAACGTGGATAGCTTCAGCAATAGTGGTTTCAGAACGCCATGTCTGGCTTCCATCTGAATAGTCGTTCTTTTTAGCCCCGTGGTAATAACCATGCTCAAGGTCTAACACCCGTTTGATGTTGTCATGGATAAAACGCATACCGTAATCCATGTCCTCGCAGTAGCCGGGATATAGGTTTTCATCAAACAGACCGTATCGCTGAACCATCCAGTCCTTCAAAAGAAAAATATCCCAACCGCCACCTGCACCATGAACCGTGCCCACTTCGGGGTCCTGTGCTTTTTCGTGCATCTCCTCTAAAAAACCTGGCTCATACATAACGTCGTGATTACTGATCACCCAGTAAGGGGCTTTCATAAAAGATTTAATTATTAAATTCCAAGCACCAGAACAACCGATATTAGAAGGCATGTGCGTAACATGCACTTTCTTTACAAATGGATTCGATAAATTGTGAACATTTTCTACCGCACTCGTAATCTGACCCCTACCGTTGTTATTAAATACAACAAAATTATCGACAGGGAAGTCGATGCTCATAAAGAGCCTATGTAGCCAATAGGGATTATTGACGATTGCTGTGCCGATAACAGGGATGGAAGAAGACATACCCAAAAACCTTATGGCAGCATAATAACAGATTCAAACAACTTCGAGCATCGAACAGTCGATAGCTGCGTAAGTTCCTTCTTCCGGAAAACCAAAGGAACAACCACTATTCACATAATGAACACAATTTAAGCAGGGAACAGTTTTAACAGTTTCTGCTCTCTCAGACTTACTTAGTATGTTCTCAAAAGCAGTAAAACATTCTTTTAACTTTTTGTATTCTTTGTATGCCTCTTCATTTATCTCGTATCTAGTTTCCCTATGGCCACAGCCTTCGCAACGGAAACGGCGGCGGGTAGCGTCTGTCGTCTTACGAGATTCGATAACAGAAGAAAGTTGTTTTTTGCAGGCAGAGCAGGGATGCTTTCTACTCAGTCCAATAAGTTGATTTGGGGTGTGAGCTTTTTTTTGAGCTGCCATAAGATTCTTAATGCTGCAGGCGGGACTCGAACCCGCAAGGGAGGAAACTCCCGACGCATTTTAAGTGCGATCCGTAGACCAATTCCGGCACTGCAGCTTTGTGCCTCAACCAGAGGCAGTAGCACTATAGCGGCAGTCACCGCACTTACCGCAGTGAGCCCAAGTCTCATCGTGGGGCAACGGTTCCGTCCCGTACTCGAAGGTGTCGTAGTCCTCGTCGTTACGTGGGTCTTGGATCTCGTCAGATTGTTTCACTGTTCTTCTCCTCTCGTTCTTTCTGGAGTCTAAGCCGCCGGGCGGAGTTAGCTCTCTTGGCATTGGAGGAACTGGAGCATACATAAGAACAGAAAGGGTCAACAACCACCTCGCGGTTTCGTTGCCTCTTTTTCCAATCTTTTAAACGTTGACCCTTCAGTTCGAAGGGTGTACCACACTCAGGACAAACACAAAACAAAACAGGCCGGGTCATGCGGGTGACCTAACTACAGGCGTAGTATCCCGTGCCTAACTTGAGAGTGCAAGGGGCGTGTCACAAAATTAGCTGAGTCTCAAGAGACTAGATATTCTCGTAAAGACGCACTTTCGTATTGGCCCACTTCTTACAGAAGATAAGCGCATTTGTATCAGGCTCACCATACTTAACTAAGTACATAGAAGTACACTGAGCAACCAAAGAGTTATAAGCTTGTTTTCTGGCGTTATCTCGCTCCATATTCTTATGAAAGAAAGGAACGAACATAGAGCCTAACCAAATGAGAACTAAAGGAATAAAAACAATACGGAGCACAGCAGGGGTCTGCCAGATAACGGCTGCTCCGAGAAGATCTCTGCTGTCCAAACGAACTTTGGTATCAGTCATGGTGTTCTTGTGATTACACAGTAAGCATAGACCATACGAGTAGGGTTGTCAACCCCAAAAATCCTGTTACCATGATGCCGCTGCCCGATACCTATGACTGCCACAAAGCCTTCCTTTAAGGATCTTATGAACCAAATGAAGGAAGAGACTTCTGAAGCCAGGGTGGTTGTCGAAGGTAAACGGAAGCTAGACGATCGCTACACGTTTAATCAAACGTGGTATGACGCTCTGCTTAACACCGATATGGTGCTGCAGAACGATCCTCAAGCCCGAGCCCTCCGGTTCGAGCAGGATACAAAGCGTCAGATCGTCGAAATTGGGGTTTACGAGGGGGCTTCGACCTGTTTCTGGTCGGATTTTTACCTCCTCCACCCTGAATCTCGTTTAATTTCGATCGATCCGTTCACAGGTAGCTCGGAACATCACGAAAAACCTGAAAACTACCCGGAATTGGCCAATATCGAGCTGACAGCTCGTGGAAATATCGCCAAATCCGACAACGCAGCTAAGATTGAACTCATTAAAGGACTCAGCTGGGACATTTTTCCTGAGTTGAACCGTCGTTTTGGCCCTGAGCCTTGGATCGATCTCCTCTATATCGATGGAGCCCACGATCCGACCTCGGTTGCACGCGACACTATCCTTTATGTACCTATGGTTAAGCCCGGCGGCATCGTTCTTTTTGATGACTATGGTCACCCCGATGTCAAACGCGGTGTCGATTGCGCCCTGAACGCATTCGCATCGATGGAATTAGCCGTATTTACAGGTTGGCAACTCGCTTGCAAAGTCAGTGGCAAAGCCCAAGTATGAACACAAAGGCCTCCGGTTCCCCATCGGAACCAAAGTAGGTCGTAAAAAAGTCTCCGCGACCCTACACCTCCCTAATAAAGAAGGAGTCGTAGTAGGTCACGGTGAGAAAAAGAACGCTGCTGGGGCGATTCAGCGCTTTTATATTGTTAAAACAACGAAGGGGGCCACGGAAGAATGGTCCCCTGGGATTGTTTACGAACTAGGCAACAGAGGGTCTGTGGATTTAATCGCTTTCGTATGAGCGAGAGCGGTTTCGCGGTCCACCCTCATATACATCTGCAGCTTGCGCTCATCGACGAGGTGCCACGAACTCACTGTGCTCTTCACACCCCAGGGCGCAGTGATCGTGATGCTCGAGTCTGGGTTCGAAGTAACTTCGAAGGCGTCCAGCACTTCATTGTCAATTGACGCCTTTTCAGCTTCGGTCATGGCAGGATTTTGCTCAGGATGAAGATGGACAGCAACGCCAGCAAAGCTGCTGATCCACTGATAACTAAGAATAGTCCTAAGGGATCGTGCTGGAAGTAAGTCGGCAGAAAACCTACCAATTCCGGTTTGAGCGTGGGAATCATTATCAACGATTCCAATGTCTTATGACTCCAGCAACAATAAAGCAATTAGTAAGTAAGTATGTCGCGAAGATAACCGTGCGGATCCACGCAACTATATCCGCTTCCAGCTTGCGGTCTGACGCTTTTTCTCCCAGCGCTTTTGCCCATACATGAAAGAGTTTCGAGCGCTTGCCCACTGGGCTTTTTTATTCAAGCTGGGTTGAGTTTAGCTCTAATCAACAACCAGTTCGCCATTGGCGTTCCACGTAAGATAGGCGGCCAATGGAATATGGCTAGGGCGTTCGGGCTTGATGTTGTGATTCGTAATACGCCCTTGCCCGGATAAGGCAATCAGCTTCCCAACCTCATCAACGATGTCGGGGCGAGGCTCGCCAACCTCGAGATCCGGGATCCCCATTGCGAAGTTAAAAGCTAGCTTAGTTTAGGTGCCTGCGGGGACCGAAACAGACGCCAAACCGAAACTAAAGCTTTTTAACAGAATCAAGCAGTCGGAGCCATCTCACCGTCAGACGCGCCAGTCACACCAGGAGCGTTGGACCCACCACGACGGGCCATAAAACGACGGGATAAATCTCGGGCGGAACGACGACGTTCACCTGCATTTTCACGCATCGCCTCACGACGTTGGCGCTCATCCTCCATCCGACCTTCAAAACGCTCAGCCCGTTGATCAGCCCGATTCTCATAACGAGCCAGGCGATTCTCATAATTAGGCATACCCGCCGCACGAGCCTCAAACGCTTCACGACGAGCTTCCTCACGAGTATCGAATGCCGCTTGACGATCCATCAAACGACCCTTAATCGCCTCAAGCTGTTGAGCAAACAAGCGACCGGTTACATCAGCCCCGATACCCATATTTGTACCAGGAGCACCAACACCAGGTGCCATAGCGTCACCAGTGGCTGCTTCCAGATTGGAAGAACCGCCAAACATACGTGCCTCGTCACCACGACCACCGCCGAACCGTCCCTTAGGACCCCCGCCAAAACGAGTGGGGGGACGGAAATCCCGAGCGCTCAGACCTTCGGAATCACCGCCGTAAGCGGGAGGTAAACGAAACACGGGACTCTAAAATATCGTCTATTTAACTTTAACAACTAATCATCGCAACAATCATCGGGGAACAAAGAATTCAACGCATCTGAAATGCGCTGTGCCTTAATCGACACGTGATGGTACTCCTCAAGAAGCGCCAACCGAATAACAAGTTGCATACGCTCCAGCGACCCTGGCTCCTCGTCATCGATGTACTCATTAATGGCTTCCGTTAGATGGGAGTCCATCCGATCGCGGTAATCCTTCAAGAAACTATCGTCGTAAGGCAAGGTCACAACGGATGTGGCTTACTGCCCTAAGTTTAGAACTAAAGCCTCAAACAGCAACCACACCGATGTCAAAGGGGTACAAGAGAACAATTGTTGTTATCTGTGCTTTCTGGGCACTAGGTACTGTGATGCTTTATATCGAAAATCAGATCAAGCGCCTCCTAAGCGTCCGTAAAAAGGAGACTGACGAGCGCGTTGACGAACCCGCTCCATAAGCGCGTCGTAACCAGCAGGCTTCGGAAGAGGATTGATCTGATCCATACGGGTATCGATCATGTCCTGGATATTCTCACGGGAATCGAAATAACCAGGAGAACCTGCAATATCGATTCGACCGCCGACTTCGGGCACAATATTTCCGGAGATATACCGCTCTAAAAACCCAAGGGCCAAACCGTTATCAAGGGGCTCAGCGTAGGAAACAGCTTCGTACACAGTTTTTAGAGTAACTATCTCTGACTATTAATTATAAGTCAGTCGTACGAAGACAAAAGAGGTCGAGGGTCGTGCCGGAATCGAACCGACTTTCTACGTGCGTTGTCCGCCTGTCCTTACCAATGGACTACCGACCCGGATAACATAAAAAAGATTATATTAGCTGGCACAACCGCGCAAAACCCAGTCATACCAAGGGATCTGAGGTATTGCTAAAAAACTCAAGCCAGGCAATACCTCAGATTCTTCACTCAACGCAGCGTGGTGTTCTCGCGCGAGTAACGAGGATCAACCTCTACCCCACGGTAAACACACCGGTGGCTTGCCTCACGGGTCGTTTTTTGCCACTCGAGCATTTCCTTCTGGTGCTCAACAGTGTCATACTGTTTGCCGCGATACGTTAAAACAGTCATGGGGAGTCTGTAACTACCCCTATTGTAGGGATTGGTAGCGGTTGATACTGTATTACTGCTATACAGAACACACATTATTATTTAAATCCTGACAAAAGCTCTAGACTTTAGTTGTACCCTGCAGTCCTCCCGTGGCAAGGGAGTGGAATACGCCTGTCCGCGCTCCGTGGAACGGCATGATTAAAGCATCACTGGATGCGGTAGATCGCCATAACGACCACTACCTACGAACAAATAACTATAAACATCTTGTAGCTGCGCACTACCTGAGGCAATACGTCAGCTACGTAAAAGATTTAATCCTTGAGGTTGAGTCGATTAACAACATTAAGGAGCCTGGAGCGGGCCAAACACATCCCTGAGCGTTTCTTTATCGTGATCTAAGACATCACGATAATCCATCATCATATTAAGTTTATCTTGGGGCGTCATAACATAACGATCACCTTTATACCCTGTATACACATTTCGAACCATACGAGGAGACAGCTGAGCCAAAGGGCTGCGAGGATCCGTTAACAGGAAACGATCTCGATCTAAAAACTCACCAGGATATGCAGGCCCCGGTGTGCGGTACTCCCGTAAGTCCAGCAAATTAGGATCTACGTAAAAAACACCCTCCGGACGAGGCTGATTGATCATATTTTCAAAAATTTGTTGCTCCCGAGGGTCGCCTAATGGAGACGGAACCTTAAGTCCGCTTTTTAAATAATCTTCTAAAAACGAACGAGGGTCGATTTCACCTGAATAATCCGGAGATACGCCGTACCCACGCGGGGCATCGGTGTGTCCGAAAACGTCAGGAGAGTAATAAGACACCGACAAAAGTACTCATAGCTTTATTTATTATATTTCAAATGGGAGCCGCAAGGATCGAAACGAGAACTACCGCCCAAAAAGTAACTCAGACAAACCAAACTCACCTTTACGAGGGTTAAATCGCTGTTTCGCAAGTTCCATTCGGCGCTGCATCTCGCTTTGAATCGCCTGCTGATTCATTTTTTGCCTTTGATCTTGCGTAAGGGGCCGAATTTGAGCAGTTAGAGGCTTTTCACCACGTGCTTGGGGTGCAGAAACACCGGTTCGAGGTGCAGTTCCGAGGAATTGACGCACCTTTGGCACAATACCCTCACCAGTTTCCTGCCGAACAACCTCATTTAGTGCTTTTGCACCCGCAGTCCCAACCATCCCAGCACCGATACCCGGTGCAAGAGGAGCTAAAGCAGGCGTGGATAGCAGCATCGCAGCTCCTGCAGCAGTAGGTAAACTCTGTGCAAATTCTTGAGCCATTTGTTTTCCCATCTCCACGGGGCCTTGAGCATATCCTGTGCGGATTGCTTCGGGACTGGGGATTAAATCAGCTGCGCCAGGTAAAAGAGAAGACGGTACTCGCTTTATACTCCCAAGCACGTCTGGGATAGCAGCTGCAGCAAAAGTAAGAGGATCTACTCCATAAAAGAAATTACCTATATCCCCTACACTGCCTTTATACTTTTTATCTAATTCTTGAAGAAAACGAATATAACGATTAGGCAGAATATCGACACCTTTACCTAACTTGGAAGCAGCGGAAGGTGAGTCAAGACCAGGAAATTGAGAAACAATAAGACCGCGCATTTGTTCTGCTGCGGGGCGCACATACTTGTCTTGAAACAGACGCCCTGCTTCAGTCA